CGTCCACATTTAGGTCTTCCTTCTTGGTTTAAACGATGATATAATTCTTAGATGGGGGCTGTGTCACCACCACATACCGCACAGCCTCCTTTTAAGGATTATAATATATGTTTTTTGGCGGAACTACCTTTGCAGGAGCACCTTTTGGAGATTCAGGATTTAACCCTAACGCATTTGTTAGTGTAAGTGGATCTAGAATTAATGAATCAACAGGCACAGTAGGTTTAGTAGGTAATGCTAACTTAACTGTTACAGGAAGTAGACTTAATTTTACTATTGGAAATGTAACTATTGTAGAGGGTACAGGTATAAATGTATCAGCTACGGGTAGTCGTATTAATGTATCTAGTGGTGATCCAACTATTGTTGCAAAAGCAGTAACAGCACTAACGGGATCTAGAGTAAATGTAAATACAGGAACAGCAATCATTGGTTTTGGATATGCTGCTAATGGATCTAGAATAAATGCAAGCACAGGAAGTGTTACAACAATTGGTAAATCAACCGTATTACCAAACGGTTCTAGAATAGATGTAAGCACGGGATCTGTAACAATTACAGCAGATGCAAACTTATCTGTTACAGGTAGTAGAGTAGATGTAGCAGTAGGAAATGTTACAACTGCAGCAAATGCAACTGTAACTGTTACAACTAATAGACAAAATCTTTCAACAGGAACTGTAACTATTGCAGCAAAAGCAACAGTTGCTCCAGATGGCAGTAGAATAAATGTTGCAGATGGTTCTGTATTAATTAAAAAATGGGACGGTGTTGTACCAGGAGCTAGCATGACTTGGACTCCAGTACAAACATCATTAGGATAAACTATGTATTTTGGAGGAAGCACATTTGCCGGAGCACCATTCGCCGATCCAGGTGGTGTAAGTGTATTTGTTAGTTTAACAGGAAACAGGGTTAATGTAAGCACCGGAACAGTAGGTATTACAGCCTCTGCCAGAATATTACCAAGTGGTAATGAAATAGAAATAACAGTAGGTAATGCTGTTGTTAAAATAGGTAAAACAGTAGCTTTAACAGGAGTAAGAATAAACCTTGCAAGTGGCACCGCTTCTGTGATATCATGGAACCCGATAGTTCCAGGAGCAACTGGTACCTGGGTACCTATTGATCCAAACAATCCGTAGGAGAAACATATGGCGTCAAGTACATCGAGCGATTTAAAACTAGAATTAATTACTACAGGTGAAAAATCAGGAACCTGGGGTACTATTACAAATACAAATTTACAAATATTAGAGCAAGCAGCATCAGGCTATTTATCATTAGCAGTAGGTGGAGCAGACGTTGCTTTATCTTTAGCTAATCACGCTACAGCAAATGGTAAAAATTTATACTTTAAATTAACAGGCACACTAACTGCTAACAGAACAGTCACAATGCCGGACTCTGCAGAAAGAGTTTTTATTGTAGAAGATGCTACAGCTAGATCCTCTAGTAACTACACTCTTACAGTTAAAACTGTATCAGGGACCGGGCTAGCTTTACCGGTTGGATCAACAACCGTATTATATTCAGATGGTACAAATATTACAGGAAAACTACAGACAAAAGGATATTACACACCAACGACTACATACACTACAGTTAATGGTGACCAAGTGTTAATAGATACTTCTGGAAGTGGTATTGGTACTGCGATCACTATTAATTTACCAGCATCTCCAGCTATAGGAAATGAAGTTACATTTATCGATAGTGGTAATAACCTTGCATCTAACAACTTAACAATTGGAAGAAACAGTTCTAATATAAATGGATCTAGTTCAGATCTAGTTGTTTCAGCCAATGCTTCAGCCTTCACGTTAGTATATGTTAATGCAACGAGAGGCTGGGTATACAAAGATAAAATATAGGAGCTAAAAAATGGCTCTTCTTGATTTTCAATTTGTTCCAGGAATTGACAAACAAAATACAACAGTAGGCGCTGAACAACGTTGGGTAGATTGTGACAACGTAAGATTTAGATATATGCTACCAGAAAAAGTTGGTGGTTGGTCTTCACTTATTACAGATACAATTGTTGGTGTTGCAAGACGTGAATTTGCATTTGTTGATTTAGCAGGTAATAGATATGTTGCTATTGGAACAGACAAGTTTCTACTTATTTATTTTGAAGGACAGCTATATGATGTTACGCCTTTAAAAACTACACTAGGTTCTTGCACTCTTGCAACAACATCAGGTTCAGCAGTTTGTTCTATTACAAAAACAAGTCATAACCTAGTAGCAGGAGATATTGTATTATTAGATAACGTAACTTTACCATCAGGTACTGGTTATTCTAATTCAGATTTTGAAGATAAATTATTTCAAGTAACAAGTGTTACAAGTTCAAGTGTATTTACAATCACACAAAGTTCTAACGCATCTGCAACTGTAACTACAGGTGGTAGTATGGATGTTAAACCTTACGAGACAGTAGGTCCAGCTGCACAATCATACGGTTATGGTTGGGGTACAGATACTTGGTCAGCAGGTAAATGGGGTGAAGCCTCTTCTGCAACAGACGTAACACTAGAACCAGGCTTATGGTCATTAAGTAATTTTGGTCAAGTTCTTGTTGCAACAATTGCAAATGGTAAAACCTTTACATGGAATGCAGGAGCTACAGATCCTTTAACAGTAAGAGCATCTACAGCTACATCTGGTTTTGCAACTACAAATAATCCAACTGCAACAAGGGTGACATTAGTATCACCAACAACACGTCACTTAATTCATCTAGGAACTGAAACAACAATTGGTACACCATCAACACAAGATGATATGTTTATAAGATTTTCAGAACAAGAAGATATAAATGATTATACAGTAACTGCAATTAACTCTGCAGGTACACAAAGACTTCAAGATGGTACAAAAATTATTGGTGCTTTAAAAGCAAAAGAAACTATTTTAGTTTGGACAGACAATGCATTGTACACCATGAAATTTATTGGTGCTCCTTTTACATTTGGATTTGAACAAGTTGGTACAAACTGTGGATTGATTGGTAAGAATGCAGCTGTTGAAATAGATGGTGTAGCTTATTGGATGTCTACAAATGGTTTCTTTGCGTTTGATGGTACGGTTAAATCATTACCATGCACTGTTGAAGATTATGTCTATGATCAAGCAGATACAACAAAAGGACAACAAGTATATGCAGGTTTAAATAATCAATACACAGAAGTAACTTGGTATTATCCATCAACAAATTCTGAATACAATGATCAATACGTTATATTTAATTATGGAGAAAGTGGACCTAGAATACCAGGAGGAGTTTGGTACATAGGTACAGAAGCTAGAACAACTTGGATTGATGCAACTGTATACCCTAATCCTATTGCAACTAAATTTAATGACAGTGCTACAGGAACCTTTCCAGTCATTGTTGGAGAATCAGGGCTCGGGCAAACTACTTTATTTGAACATGAAGTAGGGACTGATCAAGTTAATCCTGATGGTAGTACAACAACTGTTACATCATTTATACAATCTTATGATTATGATCTTCAACAAAAAACGAGAGGTCAAGCATATGCTGTAGCAGGAGATGTATTTCTTGCTGTCAGAAGATTTTTACCTGACTTTAAAGATCTTGCAGGAAATGCAAAAGTAACGCTTGCCGTTAAACGATATCCATCTGACTCACAAACAACAACAGCACTAAGTCCTTTTACTATTACAACTTCTACTCAGAAAAAAGATACCAGAGCAAGAGGACGTTTTGTTAATATAAAAATAGCAAATACCGATGTTAGTGAATCTTGGAGATTTGGAACTATGAGATTAGATGTACAACCAGACGGGAGAAGATAATGGCTAAAATAGTAATAAGATTACCAGAACCAAAAAAAGAATATGATGAATCTAATCAAAAACAAATTAACAGAGCAGTGGCTTTAATTGTAGAACAATTAAATTCTACATTTTTAGACGAACAAAAACAGGAGCAAGAAAGATTTTCTTGGTTTATAAGTGGCTAATATATATAAAAACTCATTAATAGATCTAAGCACTACAGATAATACTATAGTGTACACAGCACCAGCTGATTCTAGAGCAATAATTAAAAGTCTTATAGTTTCTGAAGATGCTGGATCAGGAACTACGGTAACTTTTACCATAACAAATGCTGCTGCAGCAGTATTTAATTTGTTTAAAGATAAAGCAATAGCCTCAAAAGCAACAACAGAGCTGTTAACTCATCCTTTAATTTTACAAGAAAATGAGGTATTAAAGGCACAAGCAGCAGATGCAAATGAATTACATATTATTGCATCAATACTAGAGATAAACAGAGAATAGGAGAAGTCATGGCGTTTATAGAAGAAGGTGAAGTAGCATACACATACATAAATGGTAAGAAAGTACCAGTCGTAAAATGTGAAACAGAAGTAGTATTAAGAAACAAAGAAACTAATTACGAGTATAATTCAGATCAAGAAGCAGAAGACGATATTGCAAATCCAGATACAGCTACACAAAGAGAACATGTAGTTAGATCTGTAAAAGTAAAAGTTGCAGCGATGCCGCCATTAGGTGCAGCGTCTGACGAAGATAAGGAAGAATAATGGTTTTAAGTCCATACGATCAATCGGTATATGATGCAGGGTATAAATACATACCTCAAAGTCAATATCTATTAAATCCATTTCAAGTACCATCAGGAAGTGAAAACGAAGTTCCTTCAGGTCTACCTGCTATATATCAACCAGGTGGTTCAATGGGTGGTGGCGGAGGCGGAGCATTACAGGCTGGTTCTCCAATGACGGACTATAATAATTTTTATAAATATACATCAGATAAATATTTTAACAATCAAGCTACACCTAATGTAGATGATTTATATCAAAGTAAAGTTGATAAAACTTTTATGGGTATGCCGAGTTATAGACAACAAGAACTAACAGGTCCAGATATGGGTGAGTATATTGGATCAGGAACTGATATTCCTTTAGAACAAACTATGGCCGGTAGAATACAATCTGGAATTGGAACTGTTAAAGGTGGTATTCAAAACCTAATGGGTAAAGTAGGCAGCCTAGGTCCCGTAAGTTTTTTAATGAGTAAAATGGATAGGTTTGGCTCATTACCTGTAGCTGATCAAGAATTTATTAAAATGAATATGGGTTACAGAGGTCCAACAGTATTTGGTTCAAATGATTCAGGATTAAGTAAAGATCCTTTTGGATTAAATACAAGATCTGCATTAGGTAACTATGCAGAAAGAGTTGGTGTAGAGTATGACAAACTTGGTGATATGCTGGGTGGAAAAATGTCGGAAAAATATGGTGTTGAATTTGATCCTGAAACAGGACAATTTGTAGGTAAAAATGCAGCGTACGCTAATAAGATGAACAAAATGAATTTAGCTAAATATAATTTCTACAAACAACAAACAATAAGAAGAGATTTAGATAGAAAAACTGCAGAAAGAAATGCTAGAATAGAAGCTGAAAAAAAAGCAGCAGCATCTAGAGCAGAGTCAGCAAGACAATATGACCCTAATGTACATGGTCCAACTAACTATGGACTAGGTAGTGATGGTCAACAATCTTTTGACTCAGGACAAGGATTTGGTGTCAATGCAACAACAGGTGGTCCAGTAAGTAATAGAACTGGTAAAGGAAGAACTGATTATATGGACGGTGGACTAGCTGATCTAGTAGATATATATGATTGATTATAGGAGAAAAAGACTATAAAAAGGTAAGATTATGGCAATTTCAAGAATGAATATGGAAAGACAACTTCGTAATATGGGTGGACTTATGACACTCGAAGAGCCAAGACAAGGATATTTTCTAGGTAAGATTGTAAAAAAAATTGGAAAAACTGTAAAGAAAGTTGTTAAATCACCATTAGGTAAAGCAGCTTTAACAGGAGCCATGATGTTTGGTATGCCTGGAACAAGTTTTGGTGGACTATTAGGTAGAGCAAAACTAGGTGGTGCAGCTTCTGGTATTTTTGGAAACACTGGAGGTATTGGTGCATTACTTGGACAAGGCGGTAAGTTCAGTACACTAGGAGATTTATTTAGAGTAGGTGGTGAAGCAGGAGCTAAGTTTAGTGTACCTAGAATATTAGGTGGACTAGCTGCAGGATCAGCAATAGCAGCACCATTTTTTATGGGTGAAGAAGAAGTTGATGAGGGTACACCTTATACTATGGCACAGCCAATGATAGAAGATGTAAGAAGTCAAGCTAGAAAATATTATAACGATCCAACAAACTCTGCATTATATTTTATGCCTCCTAAGTCAGCTGTACAAAGTTCTTTCTACGCTGATGGTGGACTAGCTAGTATGAGACCAGGTTATAGACTTGGTGGTGGTATATTACAAAAAGCAGGT